GCTGCACTTGGACGGCACGCAGTCTGCAACCAACATTCCCGGTCTCGATCTTCTGGTGAGCACCGTCCCGACCACCTCGCAGGTTGTCGGTGGCCTCGACCAGTCGATTTATACCTGGTGGCAGAACACCTCGATCACTGGTATCAGCACTTCGACTGCGGGCAACCTGACGCAGCAGATGGAAATCGCCTGGCGCGATTGCACCCGGTACGGCGGCTTGGCCCCGAACTACATCCTGGTTGGTGAGCTTTTCCTCGATGCCTACCGGCTCGATGCGAAGAACACCATCAACCGCACGGTGTACATGAAGGACGATGCTGAGCCCACCAAGCTCGACGGCTCGGTCGGTGAGGGCATTCGCACCGGCATGTACTTCAAGAACGTGGAGATCGTCTGGGACCCGGTAATGACCGTGCTCGATGGCCTCTACGCTCCGACGATCCCCTGGGAGAAGCGCTGCTACTTCTTGAACACCAAGTTCCTGAAGCTGCGCCCGATTCAGGGTCACTGGATGATTAATCGCACGCCGCCGCGGGTGTACGATCGATATGTCCATTACTTCGCGTTGACTGCGAAGGCGGCACTCACCACGGGCAAGCGCAATGCGCACGCTGTGTTGAGCATCCAGTAATCGTCATTCACGAATAGAGGTAAACGACAATGCAAGCTCTTTTGATCACTGCAACGGCTGCGGGCACCGCACCGATCTACCTGCCTTACGGGCTCGCGCCGCTCCCCTTTGGCGATCCGCTGGCGGCCTCCTGGACGGCGGCGACTCCGACCGTTGTCACCGTGCCGGGCTACAACCCGTCCAACGGCGATGCGGTGTCGCTGTCGATCGCGGGTACGAGCGGCTTCCTGACTTCGCTCAACGGCCTGGTGACTATCTCCGCGCAGCTGAACACGACTTACTACGTGTCCTCGGCTTCGGGGCAGACGTTCACGTTGTCCACTCAGAAAGCGTCGGCGGCCACCCCGGCCGGCGTCCTTTCGATGATCACCACAGGCATGCAGCTGGGCGGTCAGGACTTCGTGCACTTGCTCTCCAACCAGGTTGATGGAACGCTGATCCCGTTTGAGACGGGTGCAACGGTTCTCGCGATGAACTTGGGCGCTCTCATGGGCACCGGGGTAGCCACCGCGGCCATTACGTTGTTCGGCGCATCCGACAAGAACACCACGCTTGCCACCGGCACGTATGGCGCTCCGTTGGGTCCGAACACGTTCAACGTGATTGCCACCATCGGGTACAACACGCCGAAACTTGTGGTTCTTAACTACGACTGGATTGTGGCATCCGCCACGACCGGATCGTTGCTATTGCTTCAAAACTAACTTCGCAGGAGTAGCCCCTAATGCGATACGAGAGAGTGAAAGTGACGCGCGATACCAACACGGTCCACAGCCGCGAGGTGGCGCCCTGGGAGATTCCCATGCTCGAACATCTGTTCGGGGACGATGGGAATGTTGTCAGGACTGGCGAGTTCGTAGTGCCGACGGAGGGTAAGCTGATCAACAAGGGCAGTTATCCGGACGGTAAGACGGAACTCAATCGGCTGATCGATGCGTATAAGAGCGATCCTAAGAGCGGCATTCCGTACGCCATTTCGGTGTACGGTAATGCCGCGACAGGCGCTCGCGCATTGCAGAAGCTGATCGACGATGCAAAGAGTGAGGACGAAGCTGCCGATCTCGAGTCTGCGCCCGCCCCGGCGAAGACGAAGAAGCGCGGCAGAGCGGCCGAGGCCGATAGTCTACTGAGTTGAGTGGGGCTCCTATCGTGAGGCGATAGGTTTACGGCCCTGGGAGCAATCTCAGGGCCGTTTTTTGTTTAGGAGCACAGATGTCCGGTTACATTACGAGCCAGGGTGATATCACCAACCCACTGAACTGGCAAGACGGTGTAGGTAATGTGCCGCCGCTTGTCTATCAGAATGTTCCGCAGAACCAAGCGTATCCGCTGAATGGCGACGGTCGCTACTGGTGGCAAACAAAAGCTTCTACGATAGGGACGGGAACGACTGCACTCTTGCACTTTCCGCTCTCTGGCGCTCCCGCATTTCAGGATCTAACGGGTAACGTTTGGTCTACTGCTTACGGTCACCCGCTACTTTCACCTTTGACGCCTTTTGTATTGCCGGCGGGCTCGTTGGGCTCTTTGATATGCACTCCGAATGCGGCGATATCTACGCCGATTGTTCAGAGCGGTCCGCTAGATTTCAACACCCCGAATTCTGATTTTACGGTTGAGTGCTTTATCTATTCGAGTAGCAACGCGTCGGGCACAATCGCGTGGATGTACGGCAATTCTTCGCTCGCAACTGAGTCCTGCATATATCTGGAACAGGCATCCAGCGAATTACTCCTAAAGGCGCAATCATCTCTCACGACGTGGACGAACACAATATCGTCTTCGACCACCATCAGCATAAACACTTGGTATCACACTGCGGTTGTGCGGCACGGCACAAACGCATCCCTATACCTTAACGGCGCCTTCCTGGCTTCGGGAGTTTGGGCGGGACCACTCACGGAACCGCTCGGGCCTTTGTTGTATGTTGGCGGCCCCGATTACGGCTCCACGGGTTGGGCAGGACAGATAGCCGAATTCCGCGTTTCGGATTACGCCGTTTACACGTCTAGCTTTACGCCGCCCGTCCAACCGTTCGGGCTGAGCGGAGGTACGGCTTCGATAGTGTTTATCGGCAACCCCTCCTACATGACAACCGGGTCGGCGGCACTGCAGTGGAGCATTACGCAATATGCGAATGACGGCAGCGTGCCGTACCTTCAGTATTCGCAGAACGGATATTTGTTCGACCAAATCCCATTAGGGCAAGGTGCCGCGCCACAGAACGGCGTCATCAATGTTCCGCTCACCACTGCGGCAACTGAGCTTGAAGTGTGGGTATACTCCGTTGGCGGCACGGTCAGCACTGCCGCCATACCGACGCAAGTCGCGCTAGCCATCACGCGCAATGCGCATGAGTCGATCCCCTACGATTCGCCCGATCCGTTCGACCCTGTTGGGTACAATGGATTGGTCATTGACAACAACGTTCCGACGGCCACCATGGCGTCGCTCTCTAACCGCTTGCTGGTGCGTCTTGGATTTGCGAGTCAGGCCGCTAACCCGCCGCCCGGTATGGCGGCGCTTGTGCAAGACTTTCTGACGAGCGCACAGACCTTCCTCTACCGCCGGTACCTGCAGCTGCACACTAAGCGTCTGTTCCGCTGGAAGGTGAACCCCGGCCAGCGGTATTACTCGTTGCTTGACAACGATGAGAATGTGCTAGAAGGCGTGAACATGGATTACGCCAAGACTATCGAGTGGGCCGGCATTCAGGATTCGCGCAATGTCTGGTATCCGCTGATCCAGGGCATTCCGCCGCAGCTTTATACGATGATTACAAAGCCGTGGCGCCCTGCGCGCTATGAGATTCGCGGCTCGATTGAGCTCTACCCGGCGCCCGATCAGACTTATTGGCTGTGGATGAAGGGCCACTTTGGTTTGATGCCGTTCACGCTTTCGACGCAATCGACCACAATTGACAGCGAATTGGTATTCCTGCACGCGCTCGCCAACGCGAAGTCGCACTACGGGCAGCCGGATGCGAATAACATCGAAGCGCAGGCGAACGCCTACCGGGCGGAACTAATCGCCGCGACGCATCAGACTGCACACTATCTGCCGGGGACTATCGCAGTGCCGCCAGCGGTCAGGCCGACGCTGATTCAGTTTGATGGGAGTGGCGGCGGAGCATGAGAGCTTACCCGCTCACTGTCCTGGCTGGCGGCATAAATCGCCTAAGGGTGAAAGGCGGCGCGGCTGCCAATCAGCTGTACGACCTACAGAATGCGTATATCACCAACGCGGGTTCGATCGACCCCAGAGAGGGTACGATTCGCACGGCGACGCTCGCGACAACGAACAGCGTCGGGCTTATGGCGGCAAACGGCAATTTCAACATCTTCTCGAGCCAGTTCTCGACCGCCGCGCTGCCGTCGGGTTATGTGCTGAATGTCCTCTCGGACCCGACCAATACGACCGCAACGCCCGTCAAGATCTGGTTTGCGAAGCCCTTCATGGGGTTCCCTTACGTCGTTGCGCAATTCAACAACGGCGACATTTGGCACTACTGGCTGCAGAACAACGGCACGTGGACGAGCACGACGGACTACACGGCCGCTAGCATTGTGTTGCCGCCAGTCGCTAATGGCTTAGCATATCAAGGAGTGCGCGATTTCCCTGTTCAGCCGGCATGGACGGCAAACACGACCATCACGTCAGGCTCGTACGTTGAGCCGAACACCGCAACAGGGTTTGCCTACCAGGCTATCGCCGTGGCCGGCAACCCGGTGCACACGGGCGCTGCGGAGCCGGTCTGGCCGACGATTGCCGGCGGCATCGTTCAGGAGTTTGGCGACTTCGATTTATCCACGACGGACGCAGGCACGACGCAGGGGAACAGCGTTTACTCTACCGCGGCGTCACTGGGATCGACGCTGACGGACCGCTACGGCGATTCGGCAACAATTGCAAACTCGGGGGTATTTGCGACCTCCAACACGCTTTCGACGCTGACTCTTGCATCGACCAAGGTCACGACGTGGAAAGCCGGTACGACCTACCCGCCGGGCTCCGTGGTCATTCCGACCTCAGGCCAAGGCGCGTTCTTGAACGCGATCCCGAACGGTGACTTTGAAGGGGGGAGTGGCGCAGGCGGTTGGACGTTCACCGACTCCGGCGGCACGTGTCTGTGGGCGTACGATGCGACACTGCCATACCAGGGTACTGAAGACATAACAATCCCCTCTACGGGCAGTTTCGGCGCTGATGGCTCATATGCCACGATGACGAGCTACAGCCTTGTGACGGCCGGCCAGAGCGTCACGGCGACGGCGTATCTAAACCCGAACAACAGCGGGTCAAATCTTGAGTTGTGGCTACAGATAAATTGGTACAACTCGAGTGATACGCAGGTAGGGTTCACGCGGAGCGGTGCGCAGGAGGGCGGCGGGTACCGGCAAGTCTCAGTGACGGGCAATGCACCTACTGGCGCCGCGCACGCTCGCGTTGCCATTCGCGCAGGCTCCGGCACGGGCAGCCGAAATGCCGGGTACGCCGATCTAGTGCAATGGAACCTAGCAACGCCTGCGCCCGTCACGAATTTTCTATTCGAGGCGGTGCAAGCGCTCTCCGGCGTTTCCGCAGCGACGCAGCCGACGTGGCCCACAACGCTTGGGGCCGAAGTCATTGACAACACTGTTACCTGGCAGGCTGTCGGTACGTCCATTATTTCATGGCAGGCAATTCCGTTGATGCAATCGGGATTCTCAACGCCCGCGTTCCCCACGGCAATCGGCACCTTCGTGCACGATTTCAGCACGTTCTCGAACCAGAACGGGTACATCACGACGTTTACCAGCATGTCCTGGGAGACGGTTGACCGGCATGTGATGGATACCAATAACCCGCAGACGATCGGCGTTGCGCTCGGCGCCTCGCACGTGTTCGCGGAAGACAATGACATTGTGAACTACTCGGCCGCGGTCAACCCGATTGATTGGTCTAGCACAAATAACGCAGGGTACTTGCCCACAGGACTCAACAATTATGGCGACAATCCGGTCCAGGTTTTGGCGATATACCGCTCAAATCTCATGGTATTTAATGCTGGCGGGTATCAGATGTGGCAGATCGACCCGGACCCCGCGAATATGGCGCTACTCGATGCGCAACCTATTGGTTCTACTTGGCCGCAAGCTGCTCAGAGTGTCGCGAATGATCTTCTATTTCTTACCGAAGTCGGAGTTAGGAATCTTGGAACGGTCGGTCCCACTGCCAACATGGCTGTTGGAAATACAGGCCAACCGGTCGATCCCCTCATCGTCGCGCAAAGTCAATCAGGGCTCTACACCGGCATAAGTGGGCCGCTTTCGACCTACTACCCGGCCCGCGGACAATACTGGTTGTTCTTCGGCAATCAAGCGTTCATCCTGACTATCAACGGCACCGCAGGCACGAAGTCATGGAGTCGGTACCTTTTCCCGCAAGCAGTCACAGATGCGACGTTGAACTCCGGGTCTTTGTACCTGCGCACCACGGGTAGCCTTGTGTGGCAATTGAGCGCAACGACGATCGGCCTGGATGATGCCGTTCCGCCCATAGGCGGCTCTGGCACCAACACAACGTTCAGCAGCGTCATACAGTGGCCGTACATGGACATGGGCAATCTTGGTATAAACAAAATGCTGATCGGCCTGGACCTTGTCGGCACCGGCCTTTGCAATGTGCAAATTGCCTACAATCAGCAAGATCCTACGACATTCAACGACAATGCCGGTTTTTCCGTTTCAACCGGGGTGACGGTGCCGTATACCGTCAGTTTGGCAGACACCGTGCCGGGGCAGCCGATACCGCTGCCGATCAATTCGCCTAGCTTCTCGCCTATTCTGACGTTCCCCGGCAGCGTCACGACGGCCAATAACTGGACATGGGACGCGACAAATTTCTATCTGTCGGACCAATCGGGCGGCGGGGGAACTGGATGATTCAGACTTACACCGACCCGTTGTTGCTCGATTTCATCAAGGTGTGTATCAACATGCCGCAGGATGAGCGCGAGCAACTAGAGGCGTTGACCGGGCAGAAGTACGATATCGACGGCGCAGCCATCGGGAACTTTACAGTGCCTGGCCCTAAGTGGGTGATCAAGGCGGACGATGAGCCGATCGTGATCGGCGGCTTTGTGCCCAAGCGGCCGGGCGTGTACCGGGACTTTATGCTTACGACCCCTGACGCTTGGGCAAAGCATTGGTTCCACGTCACCCGCATCTGCCGGCGCGCTATGAATGCCATGTTCTTAAGCGGCCAGGCGCACCGGATTGAGTGCATTTGCCCGGCCAACCGGCTGGCTGCTCGACCTCAAATCGAGACTTGGTACGGAGTCATGGGCTATACTCGCGAGGCCACACTCTGGAGATACTGCGCCGATGGCGCAGACGCCGTCATATTCTCGAGGGTTAAGCACTAATGGGTACCGGAAATAGCGCTGCCAATGCGGCCAATGCGGCGAATGCTCAGCAGCAACAGGCGATCCAAAATTCTGTCAATCAGATCAACAGCGCGTACTCAAGCCCGCAGCGCCAGCAGGAGTATCAGCAGTATGGTACGCAGCTGCAAAATTACTACGATACTAACGTCAACAACCAAGAGGCGGTCAACGCACGCAATTTGAAATTTGCGAACGCCCGAAGCGGGTTGACGGGCGGCTCGGCGGCGACGGACTCCAACACCCAATTGCAGAAGGACTACACCAATGCGCTGTTGCAAGCGTCCCAAGCCGCGACCTCCGGCACCTCAGCCTTAGAGCAATCGGACATCAACGCCAAGAATCAGTTGATCGGCTTGGCGCAACAGGGCAATTTTACGGGCGCAATCCCGTCGTCAACCTCCCTTGCACAGAACGCCTCGCTGGGTGCTGCGCAGAATTACGGCAACGCGAACGCGATTCAAAACCTGTTTGCGGGGACTTCGGGCATAGTCAACAGCGAAGCGACAGCGGCGGCAAACCGGCAGGCGCAGCAGAATCCGTTCGGTACAAACTACAGCGCTTCGGCGTACAGCGGCGGCGGCAATTCCACGCCGCCAACTAGGGGAGGATAGCCGTGGGCTCAGGTACATTTTTCTCGAAACTTGCGAGTAATCCACTGTTCCAAGACCTGGATCTACCCGGCTCGCACAAGTACCAGGATACGCTTGGTGTTCAAGTCGGACCCAACACTGGGCCATATACCGGCGTGAATGCTACTCTCGCAGGCGCCAACGGCGGCTATAGCGCTGGCGGCCCTGGCGCAACCGTAGGGGCGACAAACGCGCCCAACGTGGGCAGTAACGCTGCAGGACTCGGGCATGCACCTATCGGCGGATGGGTCGGCAGTATAAACAACATGGTTAACAATGACCCCGGTGTGGGCGCGCTAAGCGGCGGGGGCGCCATAGGGCAGATTGGGCAAAAGGTTACCGGCGGCGGTGCGCCCGGAAATACCAATCCCGTGAACACAGCTAACCCCTACGTGCAAGCGGCAGGGCGCGCGGCGCAGAATGCACAGACAACCAACACGTGGGGCGGCTGATGGGCACTGCATTTTTCAAAGGCAAAAGCTCAGGGCTACCGATCACTGGCAGCAACCAGAACCAATTGTCGCGAGCGTTGAACGCTGGGCAGTACGGCGCGCGCAGCGCCGGTATCGGTGCGCAGAAGTCGCTCGGGGTTGCGGCCGGCATCAATAAAGCCGCGGTCGCCGCGCACGGGCCGCTGAAGAACAGCGCCGCGTATCCGAAAGGACCGAAAACGTAAAACTTTATAGGAATCAAGCACTTTGGGCACCGAAGAATTCTACGTTCCA